GTGCTTGACTCTGCGTCACTGAACTCGACGCGACGAGGACTTCGCGCGCTCGGGGTGACCGGGACTCGGTTGTCCATCCCCGGTGCGACCCGCACCACGAGCACGGAGCAGACCTCATGGAGCGCATGGAGCAGATTCGCGAACTCACGTCGCGTCTCTCCGACCTCACCGACGACGAGTTGGCCACGCTCAAGGGCCTGATCGGTGACGCGGTCGGGGACATCGCCGACGACGACCACTCAGCGGAGAGCGTCGGCGTCCTGAACGAACTCGCCGACACGCTGACGGCGGTCAACGAGCAGATCGCCGCGAACGACCAGGCGGCAGCCGACGCCGCCGAGGCCGCGGCGCAGGCCCGTCAGCGCATCGCGCAGTTGCAGGGCAACGGCGAGGACGATGAGGAGCAGGAGCGCGAGGGTGAGGGCGACGACGAGGAGGAGAAGACCAAGGCGAAGGCGAAGGCCAAGGACGGGCAGGTTCGCGACACCGGCGTCGACGACGCCGAGGCGCCCGTCGAGGGCGAGCCGGTCGCGGTCGCCGCGGCGGCTCGGCCCGCTCGGGCGACCGTGGGGGCGATGAGCCGCGCGGCCAAGGGCGACGGGCCGCGCGTGTCCCCCGAACTCTCGACGCTCGACGGCGCTCGGACGCAGATGATCGCGACGGGTCAACTCTCCGGCTTCCGCAACAGCGACGTGATCCCGAGCAAGGAGGCGCTCGCCGAGGCCATGGCGTCGACGCTCGACCGGATGAGCCCGAGGGATGCGCCGATGGGTCGGGTGCTGCTGGCGACCGCCGAGTGGAAGGACCAGTACGACGAGGACCGTCGGCTCTCGGTGACGCCGACGGGCGAGGGCTCGGACGCCGCGCTCAACACCCGGCGCATCGACGCCCACACGAGCCGCGACGTGCTGAAGGCGACGGGCGGCGTCTGCCAGCCGGTCAACATCGACTGGTCGCTCGACACGTGGTTCACCGCCGACCGCCCGCTGCGCGACGCGCTCCCGTCGTACCAAGCGTCGCGAGGCGGGTTGCAGTACCGCCAGCCGATCGACTTCTCCGCGATGCTCGGGGCGACGAGCGTGTGGACGGCGGCGACGGACGCGAACCCCGGCGCCTCGACGAAGCCGGTCGTGCACATCGCGTGCCCGAACGTCCAGACGCAGTACGTCGACGCGGTGCCGACGAGGCTCGGGTTCGGCAACATGCAGAGCCGCTTCGACCCCGAGACGGTCGCGATGAACACGGACGCGGCGATGGCCGCGGCTTCGCACGTCGCCGAGTTGAACCTGCTCGCGAAGATCGCCGCGGCGGCGACCGCCGACATCACGACCGCTGCCCTGCTCGGCGCGGCGCGCGACTTCATGACGACGCTGCGCCAGTCGGCGGCGATCTACCGCGACAACCACCGCATCCCCGACAGCCAGGTCATCACGGTCTGCCTGTGGCGAGGCGTGCGCGACCTCATCATCATCGACCGGATCAAGGAACTGGCCCACGACGACGCGGGCGACAGCACGTTCCATCTCGGGTACGACTGGGTCGACTCGCTCTTCGCGGCGGCGGGGTGCCGCCCGATTTGGGTGATCGACCCGCTGCCGGCGAACGGCGTCGTGTACCCGTTGCAGGGGTTCGCCCCGGTCGCGGCCTCGACGGCGCTGCCGAAGTTCCCGGCGTCGTTCGTCTGGCACATGTGGGTCGAGGGCTCGATCCAGTTCCTCGACGGCGGGCGGCTCGACCTCGGCGTCGTGCGCGACTCGACGCTCGACGCGGTCAACGACTACGAGACGTTCGTGGAGACGTTCGAGGGGCTGGCGTTCCGCGGGTACGCGGGCAGCGTCTGGCAACTCGTGACGACGCTCTGCGCCAACGGCGTGTCGTCGGCTGCCGCCACGGTCGCGACCTGCGCGTAGAGGGAGGTAGCCGGTGACCATCGCGCCTCTGGCGACACCGCTGCCGACCGTCCCGCCGGGGCGGGCGCCGGTCGTCGTCCCGGCGATCGTCCCGCGGCGCCCGCCGCTCAACCTCGTTGACATCGCCATCGAGGCCGAGGGGACGAGCGACCCGGCGAACCCGAAGCCGATCCCGCCCGACCAACTCGCGAACCTGCCGCCCGACCTGCGCGCGGAACTCCGGCGGCAGGCGAGCGCGACGTGGGTCCGCGGGATCGTCTTCGCCCCGGAGCAGGAGGGCGCGGCGTGGCTGCGGGACCCGAGCGACTACACGTCGGTCGACGACCCGCCCCTGTCGGCGCCGACGGGGCTCGCCGCCGCGGTCGGCACCCCGGCGGGCACCGTGCCGGTCGGCGCGACCTCGTACGCGGTCACGGCGCTCAACGGGAACGGGGAGACGCAAGCGAGCCCGCAGGCGGGCGTGACGCTGTCGGCGATCGGCTCGGTGACGCTCACGTGGGCCGCGCAGGGCAACATCCAGTTCCGCGTCTACGGACGCACCGCCGCGGGGCTCGGGCTGCTCGCGGTCGTCGGTCCGTTCCCGACCGGCACGACCCCGACGTACACCGACACCGGCACGCCCGCGCCCGGCGCCGCCCCGCCCGCGACGAACACGACCGGCGGGCCCGGTCAGTACAACAACCCGCAACTCGTGCAGTGGATTCCGCCGCTCATCGTCACGGGCGACCGGTGCTCGGCGTTCGGCTGGAGCGAGCGCGACTTCGTGGGGCGCGCCAAGCGGTGGGCCGACAACGCACTGCCCGAGGCGGTCGAACGCGAGTTCGCCGACGGCGCGCTGAGCATCGCGAAGGGGTACGGGAACAACTACCTGTCCAACGCGGCGACCTGCGTAGACCTCACGCCGGGCACGATCCCGAGCATCGTCCGCGGGCTGAACATGATGCAGGACGCGCTCGCTCAGTGCGGGTTCGGCGGGCAGGGGATGATCCACGTGCAGGCGTCGACGACTCCGTCGCTCATCAACGCGCGGCGCGTCGGCTCGCTCCTGCTCGACACGTCGGACAACTTCATCGTCCCCGGCGTCGGGTACACCGGCAAGGGGCCCGGCGGCACGACGCCGCCCGTCGGACAGGCGTACATCTATGCGACGGACCTCGTCGCCGTCCGCTACGAGGAGGAGGCGACCGTCATCCCCGAGACGTTCGCCGAGGCGCTGGACCGCGGGCAGGCGACGCAGCCCAACAACATCGAGTTCCGCGCCATGAGGTTCGGCGGTGCGTACATGCCCGGCATCTGCCACTTCTGCACCAAGGTCGCGTTGCCCACTTAGGAGGAACCATGCCCGCCGTCCAGACGCTCGTCACCGCCGCCGCGATCTTCGCGGTGCGCACGCGCGTCACGCCGCTCGACCCGCAGGGCTATCCCGCGGTCGGCGCGGGCGTGATCGTGAGCGCGTCGCTCGTCAAGGCGACCATCACGCCGGTCGTCGAGGCCGGGGACGACATCGTCGTCAAGGCCGCGAGCGGCGACCTCGCCGCGTTCGCGAAGCACGGGGACATGATCAAGCGCGGCACCCTCAACGTCGAGATGGCCGTGCCCGACCCGAACCTCGTCGCCGCGATCACGGGCGGCGTCGTGTTCAGCGACACGACCGCCGCGCTCGGGCTCCCGACGGGGACGATCCTCGCGACGCCGATCGCGACCGGGGGCGTGCTCGCCGCGGGCTCCTACGGGTACCGCGTGACGCAGTACGGGCCCTACGGCGAGACGATGGCGACGCCCGAGGTCGTCGCGGTCGTCGCGGGCCCGACGGGCTCGGTGCACATCAGCGGCGGAACGCTCGCCGCGGGCGCGATGGGCATGAAGTTCTACGGGCGCATCCCCGGACAGGAGCAGTTGCTCGGCAAGTTGGTGAACATCGGCTCGCAGGCGACGAGCGCCGCGACCGGCACCGGCTCGCCCGCGACGCTCGCGGTGACGGCCCTGACGCAGGCGATCCCGCAGGGGTACACGTTCGAGATTGCGGGCGACGCGACGCACACGATCTTCACGACGACCGCCGCCTCGGGCACCGGCTCGACGACGCTCGCGGTCACGGTCAGCGCGCCGATCACGACGGCGATCCCGGCGGGGGCGATCGTCCCGACGTTCGTCGACGACGGCACGCGCAGCCCGTTCGGCCACATCCCGACGACCGACCTCTCCGCGGGGCCGGGGCACAACGTCGGGTACCAAGAGCCCGCGCTCGGTCCCGTGTCGCAGCCCTATGGCGTCAGCATCGAGTTCTGGATGCAGCGGTTCAAGATGGGCCAACTGGCGCCCGACTACCCCTACTACCGGTTCGTCCATCCCGCCGTGAAGAACGGGCACATGATGCCCTACGACGTGACCAACGCGAACAAGCAGACGATCGTCGAGGGCGACGCGTTCGAGAACAGCAACTGGGGCGGCGGGCCGTTCGGCGACTGGCAGTTCGACTCGTCCAAGTGGAACCAGTACACCGTGAGCAGCGCCGACTCGCTGCCCGACGTGACGGTGGCGCCGATCCCCGCCAGCGTGTAAGCCGGGCTCGTGGCCGACCTCGCGCCGCGCACGACGACGACGCTCGCTGACCTGCTCGCGCTGCTCCCCGACAACACGACGGGCGAGATAACCCCGGCGGACATGCGGACGATCGTCACGGAACTTTGGAACGGCTCGCACCCGCCCGTCTGGAACATCGTCAACCAGGGGCCCTTCGTGCTCGCGGCGCACGCCGCATGGACCGACCTCGCCCCGCCGGTCACCGGCGTCGTCACCCTCGACGACCCGACGACGGCGCAGTTCTGCCTCTCGCTCAACGTCGACACCCTCGGCGCGAACAACGCCGTCCAACTCGGCCTCGACCTGAGCGGGGCGACGGTCGTCCCCGTCGGCTCCAAGCCCGAGCAGGTGCTGTGGATCGGCGGCAAGCAGCCGGTGCAGGCGACGGTCGAGGTCACGTTCCTACAGGCGCTGGCCGCGGGTACGACGAACCTCGCCATCCGCTACACGGCGCAGGCGGCGGCGAACGTCACCGCGCTCGCGCTCATCGGCACGATCGTCGCGGGAGCGTGACGTGAGCGACGTGCGGGGGCCCTACGACCTCGGCTACGCGGGTGGGTTCGGCTCGGGCGGCACGGCGGCGCCGACCTCGCCGAGCGCCGCCTCGACGGCGCCGGGGATGCCGCGCACCGGGCCGTGCAACCCGTGGATCAACGGCGACGACGTGTTCGCGAACCCGCGCGTGCAGGCGACCTGGAAGCGAGGGGCGACCCGCCTCGACATCCCCGAGGAGACGGCCCGGCTCATCTGCGCCCGCGTCGCGCTCGCCGCGACGATCACGCTCTACGAACTGAGCGGACGGACGCGGACGGGCGTCTGCGGCCCGATCACGGTCCGCCCCGTCGCGCGCCCCGCCGACATCGACACCCGCTGGCACTTCCAAGCCGGGTTCGGCTGGGGCTACATCGGCAACTACGGCTACGGCAACCGGAACTTCCTCGGCATCCCCTCGGTCGTCAGCGCCTTCGCGACTCACGCGCCGCCCGAAATCGAGTTCAACGTCTACCCCGTCGACTCCATCGTGAAGGTGACGATCGACGGCGTGACGATCCCGCCGAACGAGTACGAACTCCGCGACCACCGCACCCTCGTCCGCCTGCGCCCGAGCCAGACGTACAACCCGACCGAGCGGTGGGGCTGGCCGACGACGCAGATCATGGACCTGCCCGAGACCGAGCCGGGCACCTTCGCCGTCACGCTCACCTACGGCGTCGACCCCGGCGAGGACGGGCGCGAAGCGTGCCGCGCGCTCGCGGAGTACCTCGCGCTGCCGCAGTTCGGCGACAGCAGCCACTACCCGCAGCGGGTCGTGAGCATCGCGCGCCAGGGCGTCGACATCCAGGTCGCCTCGGCGCTCGACCTGCTCAAGAACCGGCAGACGGGCATCTACGAGGTCGACCTGTGGCTGCTCGCGGTCAACCCCGGTCTGCTCGACCGCCAGTCGCAGGTCTGGTCGCCGGACATCGTCCAGAACCGCCGCGTCCCCGGCGTGATGAGGTAGGGTCCGCGAGCATGACCGACACCGAGGGCACACAACCCACCGGCGAGCCCGCCTCGGAGGAGGTCGAGCGCGACGAGGCGTTCGCGAACGACCCGTCCGAGGAGAAGGCTCGCGAGGCCGCGGAGAAGCAGGCGGAAGAGGGCGTGACGACCCCGAGCGCCGACGAGGCCGGGGGCCCGATCGACACCGAGCGATGGCCCGCGGGCGAGCACCACGACCCGTCAGAGGAGGACGCACGGATCGAGGCGGAGAAGAGCGTCGAGGCCGAGCGCGGCGCCAGCGAGGTCGAGGCCGAGGCGAGCGTCGAGGCCGAGCGCGGCGGCGAGTCCGAGTGACGACGCCCGGCTTCAACCCCGAGTTCCCGCGCGACCGGTTCCTGCGCGCGGGCGCCGACGAGGCGCAGGTCGAGCAACTCGCCGACGAGTTCGCGAGCAGCGACCTCGTGGCGCAGGCGTCGCTCGCCGAGTCGTGGGCCACGATGAGCGAGGGGATGCTCCGCGAGCACCTTCGCCAACTCGACGAGGCCGGTCACTTCACGACGGAGCCCGAGGCCGAGGCCGAGGGCGACGAGTCCACCCTCCAACGCTCAACGGCTGGCGAGCCGAGCGACGAAGGCACCGCATCGAAGACGCGGTAACCCGTGCCGAACATCTTCGGCGCGGCGTCCGTCCTGCTCGCTCTGATGAGCCAGCAGTTGCAGGCGATCACGCTCGCCGACGGCACCCCGTTCCCGTTCCCCGACGTTGCCTACATCGGCAGCGGCGAGATTCCGTGGGACGGCGAGTCGTTCACGATCTACCTCGACACGTCTGACCAAGGTCAGCCCGGCGGGCCGGTCGCGACGAGCGTCGTCGACGTGCACGCGCTCACGTTCTACGCGACGTTCTACGCGCAGTTGCTGCGGGAGCAGCCCGTCCCGAAGGCGGGGATCGGCGCGCTCGACTCGTTCCCGACGCCCGACGAGATGAACGACGCGGGGCTCGTGGCGATGCGCGATGCGGACGCGTTGCAGAACGCCGCGATCGCCGTGAAGGCGCTCGGCATCGCCGGGCGCGCGCCCGAGTGGATGGCGGGCGTCGGGTTCGTCGTCGGGCCCGTGGGCCCCGTCGGGCCGAACGGCGGGCTCGCGGCGATGCGGATTCGACTGGACGTGTCGCTCTGATGCCCGCCGAGGTCCACCTGTACGTCGACGGGGCGGTGCTGCAAGCGGCGATCAACGGGCCGACGGGCGTCGTGTGGCCGTGGCTGCTCAAACGCAGCGAGGCGTTCCAAGCCGCCGCGCGCACGCAAGCCCCGATCCGCACGGGCTGCCTGCGGCGCAGCATCGTGAAGCGGTTCGAGGTCGGGCCCGTCGGGCCGATCATCCGCTTCCTCGCCGACACGCGCGGGTGCGCGACGAACCCGGCGCGCGTCGGCTACTCCCTGTTCGTCCACGAGGGCACCGCGCCGCACACGATCCGCGCGGTGCACGCGAGCGTCCTCGCGTTCGACTGGCCGAACGGGCCGAACGGGCCGGGCCGGTACTTCTTCGCTTCGGTCAACCACCCCGGCACGAAGCCGAACCGGTTCTTCACCGACAACTTCCCCGTGCTGGTGGCGATCTAAGGAGGCCGCGATGCCACGACTGGAACCGGTGGGCGTGATCCCCGAGGACGAGCGACAGTTCGACGCGCTCGTCGTCCCGATCGTCGGGTACACGAAGGCGGGCGAGGAGGTCGTCACGGACGTGATGTTCCGCCCGCTCATGCCGATCGGCGACACGATCGACCTCATCTTGCAGCAGGACGAGCACGGGCTGATCCCCGTCCGCTCGGCCATCGAGTTCGTGACGCTCGCCGTCGAGCCCGACGCCCGCGACCAGTGGGACGAACTCATTCACTCGCCGGACCTGCTCATCGAGCAGGACACGATCGTCGCCGTCTATCGGGCGCTGATGGACTACTACACCGCCGACCGCCCTACGAGGCAGCGTTCCGCCTTGCCGCCATCTTCGCCGACGCCGAGGCGGACTACGCGGGCCGCTGCACGCAACGGGGCATCGACCTCTACTCGCTCCCGCTCTGGCGCGCGCTCGACCTCGTCTACGCGCTCACGCTCGACGACACGATGACGCTCGGGCTGCTCCACCGCGAGACGAGCGTCCCGCTCACGCGCAGCGAGGTCCGCGCGCGGCTCGACCGCTCGCTCGGCGAGGCGCTGGACCCCGAGCAGCGCGAGGCCGACCGGGCGGCGACGTGGGGCATGGAGGCGGGCGACGCGTTCGAGCAGGGGTTGGGGCTGAACTGAGATGGCCGTCGTCGGGATCGCCGAGATTCTCATCGAGCCGAACGCCGTCGGCTTCGAGGAGAAGATGCGCGCGCAGACGGCGGGCGCGTTCGCAGCCACGGAGGAGCAGGCGGCGCTCGCGGGAAGCAGCGCCGGGGGCGCGCTCGCAGGCGGCGTCACGACCGAGACGAAGCGGCTGGAGGCCGACCTCGCGGCGAGCGGGGCGCGCGGCGGCACGAACTTCACCCACGGGTTCTCCAAGGGGATCAGCGGGTTCGGCGGGATGCTCGCGCAGAGCGGCATCCCCGGCGTCACCGGGTTCGGCACGGCGCTGCAACGCAGCGGCGCGCACATCGACGAGACGGGCCGCAAGGTCGGCGGGCTCAACAAGCAACTGGCGACGCTCGGCGGGGGCGTGCTCGTTGGGGTCGCGGCGAGCGCGGCGCTGGTCGGCGCCGAGGGCGTGCGGATGGCGATGAAGATGCAGACCGCGCAGGTCACCATCCAGAACGCGATGCACACGACGCAGGCGCAGGCGAAGGCGATCGGCGACGAGTTCCTGCGCACGGGCGGCAAGGTCGAGTTCAGCGGGCAGCAGATCGCGACCGCGTTCGGCGCGGCGGCGGGCCAGTTCCAGAGCGCCGAGGGCCACACGCTCAGCACCGCGCAGGCGATGGACGTGATGAACGCGTCGATGGACCTCGCCGTCGCGAAGCAGATCGACCTCGGCACCGCCACGAACACGGTCGCGACGATGATGCAGACGTTCGGGTTGCGGACGACCGACGCGAGCAAGGTCGCCGACGTGCTCTTCAACGTGAGCACGCACACCGGGCTCGGCGTCGACTCGCTCGCGATGGCGATGGCGCGGATGCACGGGCGGCTCGGCGAGGCGACGCCATCGTTGCAGGAGTTGAGCGGGCTCATGCTCGACCTCGTGAACCACGGCATCCCCGCCTCGGTCGCCGTCCGCGGGCTCGCCCCGGCGTTCACGTCGCTGCTGAAGCCGACCGCCGACTACCTGAAGGCGCAGCAGGCCGTCGCGATCGCGCACCGGCAGATGCCGCCCGAACTCGCGCGGATCGCGACCGCCGTCGCGAGCGGGACGCTCACGACGAAGCAGCAGGACGCGATGACCAAGGGGCTCACGGTGTCGCAGAAGGCGCAGATCGCGACGCTCAAGACCGCGGAGAAGGGCATCGAATCGGCGCGGCTCAAGATGCAGGAACTCGGCGTTGCGACGCTCGACCTGCGGACCGGGAAGATGCTCCCGCTGTCGCGGATCATCGAGGAACTGCACCACCGGATCGGCAACGTCGGCGTCGGGCTCGCCGCGGCGCGGCTGAGTGCGATGGGCCTCGGGGCCGGGGCGAACATGCTCGCGCCGATCGTCGTGGCGGGCTCGACCGCGCTCGACAAGGCGACCGCGGCGGCGACGCGCAACGGCTCGGCGGCGCAGGCGTCGGCTCGTCAGATGCACACGCTGCGCGGGGAGTTGCACGTCCTCGGGGCCGAGGCGTCGAACTTCCTCACGGTCGTCGGCGAGCACCTGATCCCCGTGCTCGTGAAGGCCGGGCACATCTTCTTCAACGTGACGAACTACGTCATGACCCACAAGGCCGCGCTGGTCGCGCTCGGCGTCGTCGTGACCGCGGTGTTCGGGACGCTCATCGGCGTGTGGGCGGTGAACAAGATGATCGCGTTCGGCCAGTCGTTCAACGCCGCGCGGACCGCCGTCATGGGCCTCATCGAGAAGTTGCCGTTCTTCGGGACGACCGAGGCCGCGGCGAACGAGGAAGCCGTCGCGAGCGCGGAGGAGGCGAGCGTCGCGATCCAAGAGGCGTGGGCCGCGGTCGCCGCCACGCAGCAGGAGCAGATCGCCGGGCTGGACGCGATGGTCGCGGCCAACGCGACGACCGCGGGCGAGATGGTCACCGACTGGCAACTCGCCGCCGCCGAGATAGAGGCCGCGTACGGGCGGATCGGGCTCGCCGCCGACGCGAGCGCGGCGCAGGTCGGCGTGGCCGCGGGCGAGGCCGAGGCCGCGATGACGACCGAGGCGGCGACGGCGGCGACGACGGGGGCCGCGACCGGCATGGGGATGGGGATGGGCGGCGGGATGCTCGGCAAGGCCGCGATGGTCGTCGGCGCAGGCGTCGGCGCGTACATGGGCACGTCGATGCTGCTCCACCACACGCCGCTCGGCGGCGCGGTCATGGCCGTCGCCGATCCGTTCGCGCGGCTCTTCGGCGCGATCGGCTCGACCGGCGTCAACTGGAACAACATCCCGCCAAAGGTCAAGGAGTGGATCAACGCGCACGGCGGGGTGAAGGCGGTCGAGGCGCACGCCCGCGCCATCGAGGAGGCGCACAACCGAACGCTTCAGCAGCAGCGCGAGGCGCAGAAGCGACAGGCCGACGTGCTCGTCCGCCTGTCCAACGTGCTGACGGGGCAGGACGTGCTCCCGCGCGACGTGCGGATCGTGCAGGGCGAGGGGTTCGGCAAGGACATCGGCACGATGGCCGGGATGCAGATCGGCTCGATCCTCCAGCGATACTTGATGGACATACAGCAGACGCACGGTCGCGTCAGCGCCGCCGACGTTGGCTCGCTCATCCGCACGCTCCACATCCACGACGCGAAGGCGAGCGCGAACGACATCGTGCGCGAGATGAGTTGGGCCGTGCGCACGGGGCACGTCCACCGTCGACCGATCGGCGCGAGGCCGCGATGAGCGGGTTCATCCCCTACGGCACCGCCGTCCCGTCGCTCACGCGGAGCGAGTTCTCCTGGAGCGGGCTCACGTTCGGCGGGGCGGGCCCGCTGCCGATGCAGCCGACGCCGGGGCTGACCGGCGTCGACCTCGCCCCCATCAACACCGGCGACGCGCAGCGCCCGCTTGAGGGCGGCGAGTTCATCGGCGTCGACGTGATGCGGGGGCGCGACATCGTCCTCGACTTCCTCTCTCCGCACCAGTCGCGCCTTGCGCAGTCGCCGACCGCGACCGACCTGGCCGCGCTCGCGAGCGAGCGGCGCGCGTTCGCCTCGGCGATGGCGGCGAAGGGCGTGCGCGCGACCCCGCTTTTCATCGCCGACGACACGGGCGCCGTCTTCGCGGTGATGGCGAGGCCGAGGGCGTGGGCCGCGCCGAAGACGCAGGAGGAGTGGATGACCGGCGCGGGCCGCTATCACGCCGCGTTCCACGCGACCGACTGGCGGCTGTACGCGGCTCCGACGAAGCGCACGACGATCAGCGACGCCGCCAGCGGCACGCTCGGCACCTGCGTGAACAACGGGAACGTCGAGATGCGCCCGCTGCTTACGATCACCTGTGAGGGGGCTGCCAGCGTGGTGAAGGGCGCGGGGCCGGTCACTGTGCAGAATCACACGCTCGGGGTCAACTGGCAGTACAGCAGCGACATCGCGCCGGGGGACCACATCACCGTGGACCTCGACTTCCGGACGTGCACGTACTACCCCGCAGGCGGCGCGCCGTACAGCGTCGAGCACTTCGTCAACCTGAACTCGACGTGGTGGAACTTCCCACCGGGGACCAACAGCGTCGAGTTGCTGTTCGGCACGGTGGATGCTGGCAACGGCCACGTGGACATCGACTACGCGGACGCCTACGCGGGCATCTGAGCATGGCGATCGTGCTGCGCGGCGCGACGAGCGGCGGCGTCGCCATCACGGCGAACCCGCAGACGTACACCCTCCCCGTCACGACCAACGCGGGCGACACGATCGTCGTCAGCCAGAACGTCGGCGGCAGCCAGGCGCAGGGAACCTTCTCCGGCGCGGGCGCGACGTGGACGCGGCTGCCCGCCGAGGGGCCCTACGCCGCGCTGCACGTCGGCGACAACTGCACGGCGGGCCAGACGACGATCACCCTGAGCGGTCAGACCTCGCCGCAACAAGGCACCGTCATCATCGCCGTCTTCAGCGGGCTCTCCACCAGCAGCGTCGCGAGATGGGCGGCGGCGAGCGCGCAGGGCGCGAACGGCGCGACCTTCGCGACGCCCGCGGTCGCGTGCACCCCCGGCGGCAGCCAGATCGTGCTCGCGATGCACCACACGTTGCAGTGGGCGACCGCGCCCGGCGCGCCCGTGTGGTCGAGCGGGGACACGGACAGCGCCGTCGACCACGTTCCCAACGCGGGGACACAGCGGCAGGGGTGGGTCTCCTTCTGCACGCCCGTGAGCGCGACCTCGGTGTCGTGCACGAGCCCGCTCCCCGTCGCGGCGCAGAACGTCTCGGCGGACGTGATCGTCGTGCTGACCTCGGTCACGCACGCGATCGCGGACAGCGCGACCGCGCTCGACTCGTTGACCCGCGCCTCGGCGCGCTCGCGGACGATCGCCGACGGCGGGTCGGCGGTGGACGCGCTCGCGGGCGCGAAGACGATCCACGCGACGAGCGACGGCGCCGCGGCGCAGGACGCGCTCACCGGCGGCGTCGCCAACTATCGGATCACCGACTCGGCGCTCGCGTCGGACTCGCTCACGGGCCCGCCGTTCATCCCCGCGCCCGATCCGCCGAAGCCGCCGAGCCCGGCGCGACCGACGCCCGGTGTGACGACCCCGCTCACCTACCGGTTCTTCGACCTCGTGACGCTCGACTGGATCGAGGCGCTGCCGCTCGTGGGCGTCGAGTTGGGCGCGACCATCTCGACGCCGGACACCCTGCGCGGCACGTTCATCCCGAGCGATCCGCGCGCGGCGGGGCTCAACTGGCGCCGCGCGACGCAGCCGAACAAGGCGCTGCTCGTGATCGACGTGCTCGGTCAGGTGCAGTGGTCGGGGATCGTGCAGACGCGCGTCCGCACGAAGACGAAGCAGACCGTCGACATCACGTGCGCGACGGCGGATGCGTGGATGAAGCAGCGGTTGCAGGCGACGGAGTACGCGCACCCGCCGCCCGGCGGTCGGTACTGGGCGGCGAATCCCGCCGACCCCATCGCGATCGCGGCGCAGGTCATCTACGACGCGCTCATGGGGAGCGCGACGATGCCCACGCTGGACGACGACTACTGCGGCATCGGCGGGTTCGACTGGCACATCCGCGTCAACAACGGGCCCGTCCCCCCGATCACCGGTTGCATCGTCCCCGCCGGGCTCGTCACCGCGGGGAGCGACCTCGTGCTCTGCTTTGGGCGGAACGAGTGCGTCGTCGCGGGGAGCAGCAACGTGTCGGGCGCGGGCATCCCCGGCGGGACGAAGGTGACGGCGGTGACGGAGTACGTCCGGGCGGCGGGCGTCTGGCACTCGACGAGCGTCGGCTCCATCTCGTCGGGCTCGGTCGACATCGTGAATGTCGTGAGCCCCTACCCGCTGGAGGTCGGGATGCTCATGGAGTTCGGGACGCACTTCCCGAGCCACACCTACGTCGCGGGGCTCGGCGACCTGACGCGGATCGTGCAGCCGTCGGTCGGGCGCGTGCGGACGACGGCGACGGTCGGGCCCGGCGCCGTCACGTCGCTGCCCGTCGCGCCGACCACCTACGACATCCCCCGCGACTACACGTTCCTCGTCGACGGCGACCCGAACGACCCGCCCGTGCTCTTCACGACGAGCGTCGCGGTCCCCGCGGGGAGCACCGTCCTCTCGGTCGACTCGGTGAACGTGATCACGGCGATCCCCCCGTCCGCGCTGACGCCCGCGCCGCTCTACTCGTATGCGTCGGTGACGGCGACGAACCCTGCCGCGTCGAGCGGCAGCGCCGTCACCGGCACCATCGGCGGCTGGTTCACGATCCGCATGAGCCACCAGGCGACCGTGACCGGCTCGCCGGTCGCGCTCAACTTCTCCAATGGCACCGGCCCGACGCCGACGGCGTTCTGGATCAACGGGAAGTTCGCGAAGCACCAGGGCCAGACCGTCGAGGCGATCATTCACAAGATGAGCGAGATGGGCTACGAGGTTGGGTTCGACTACTCCTTCGACATCGACTACCACCCCGGTTCGAAGCGACCCCGGTTCACGGTCAACCTGTGGTACCCGACGCAGGGCAAGCAGAGCCCCGTCACGATCATCAACAGCGCGTGGTGCTCGGAGTACGTCTACACCGAGGACGGGACGCAGCAGGCGAGCGGCACGCAGGAGACTGGCAAGGGGCTCGGCGGTCGCGTGACGGGCGCGATCGGCGTCCCGGGCATCCCCACGAACGGGTACATGCTCACGGAGTCGGCGTCAACCCACACCGCCGTCAGCGACCTGGCCGAGTTGACCGCGCTGGAGGAGGCCGACCTCGACACGAACGCGTGGCCGGTCGGCTCGATGGAACTGACGCTGCCGCTCGCGCTCGACGACGGCGTCAACCGCGAGGACGACGCGCCGAAGTTCCGCCTCGCCGACTTCGACCTCGGCGATCAGATCACGCTCGTCGTCGACGACACGATCCAGGGCTCGGGCGAGGAGGCCGACTGGCTCTGGCCGGGGGGGATGACCTTCACGTTCCAGATCCAGGCGTGGAAGGCGACGATCGTCGAGTTCGGGACGAGCACCCTCGACCTCACGTGCATCGTCCCGCCCGCGCGCCTCGGGCCCGGGCCCGGGCCCGGCACGTTCGCCCCGCCGACGCAGGCGCCGCTCTGATGCCACACCGTCCGCCGATGCCCTACCGCGAGATGCACGCACGGTTCGCCCACCTGCAACAGCAGCACGACGACACGCAGCGCCAGCAGGACGGCGTCGTCGTCGACCCGACGGGCGCGACCGGCGACCCGAGCAACGACTACGCCGTGTTCGCCTACGGCGACCTCGCCGACTTCGGCATCGCCGCCTACGGCGCGGCGGCGTGGAACCAAACGACGAGTTCGTGGGTGCTGCTGCCGGGCGCGGGCGGCGGCGGCGGCGGCGGCGGATACGCCTCGCTCACGGGGCCGGGCCAGACCACGACCCCGGGCGACCTCACCCAAGCGGGCGGCTTCGAGATTGACGCGGGCGGGTCGGGGCGCATCATGGGCTTCTACGACGCGACCGCGCTCCCCGGCATCGCGGGCAACATCGGACTGTTCAGCGCGAGCGCGGGCGGGAGCGGCGCGGGTCTCTTGTTCGACTCGCCGAACCCCGGCGACGGGGCGCTGTGGGGTGTTGACCAAGTCGACGTTCACGCGGGCGGGACGTGGGCGACGAACGGCGGTCCGTATCTCCATCTCATCCACTCGCCCGGACTCGGCATCGCCTACGCGGCGATCCTCGCGGGAGCCGCGGTCAAGTCGGGCGTCGCGAGCGCGCCGCAGCCGGTGCTCATCACGACGGGCGATCCGTTGCAATCGCCCGCGGCGACCGGGCCGTATCTTCGACTCGACCCCGGCACCGCGGGCGTCAGCCTCAACGGCCTCAACCGGGACGTGGCCATCGCGGGCAACAACACCCTCATCCAGCCGAGCGCCAACCTCGGCTTCTTCGGCGCGGCGGGGGCGACGCAGGGGAGCGCGGCGGCGATGACCACGCTCGCGGCGCTCGTCACGTACCTGCAATCGCTCGGGCTGCTCGGGCCGTGATGGCAAAGCGGCGATGCGACGTGGACGAGTGCCGACGGCGGGCTCGCTGGTGGGTCGAGGGGACGCCGTTCAAGGTCTGCGGCTGGCACCACCCGCTCATCGGCAAGCGGCGTCCGTCGCATCTCGACGTGCTCGCCGCGCACCAGCAGCACCGCCACTCGCTTGCGCGGCTGACCGCGGCGCCGCGATCCATGACGCAGGACGCCCCGGCGGGTTAGTCTCGCCGCGACGAACGGAGGGCCGATGACCGCAACGCCCATCGCCGAGGCGATCGTCTTGGAGTTCGGCAACCCCGAGCCGCAGAACACGATCACGACCGACACGGGCGAGCGAGTGCCCATCCCGAGCGACCTGCTCGCGCCGAGCGTCACCGAACTGGTGATCCCGCACCCGTATCTGCACGACCCCGACCTCGACCTCGACGCCTTCGAGCACGAACTCAGCCACGCGTTGCTCTACAAGGAGTCGATCACGAACGGGCTCGACGAGGCGCTGCTCACCATCGCGCACCCGTCCGGCTTCTGGCGTCGGCACTCGACGGCGCTGCGCCCGACGTGGATCGCGTCGGACAGCCACCCGCTCGTCGCCGAACTCGTCGCCAGGTGGTACTCGCGGAGCGACGGCGTCGAGGTCGCGGTCGGGCGACCTGACGGGCTCTTCGACACCCACTGGACGAAGTTGGGCCCGCCCGGCACCGTCCCCGGCGCTCGCCCGCCGCTCGACGCGCTGCTGCTCAACTGCGGGCGCGACAACTGGGCCGCGCTGATGGGCGGCGGCTCGGTCGGCTCGTCGGGCACGGCGTCGGCGGCGCCGACCGCGACGACGATGACCGACGGGACGAAGTCGTGGACGACGAACCAGTGGGCGGGCTACACGGTCGTCTGTGGCTCGGTCTACGGCATCGTGCTCTCGAACACGGCGACCGTGCTCACCGTCGACCAGTGGTACGCGGCGGCGACGCCCGGCGGCGCCGCGGGCGCGACGCCCGCGAACGGCGCGACCTACGCGATCCTGCCCGGTGGGATGGCGGGGTGGTTCTGCATCATCAGCACGTCGTCGGCGCTCCCGGCGAGTGGCGACACGTCGGTCGTCGGCGGGATCACCGCGGCGACCGACGCGGGCGGCGGGCTCGTCCCGAAGATCTGCCCCTACGCCCACACCGCGGGCACGAACACGTTCACGATGACGCCGGTGTTCACGATGAACGCCGCGGACGTGACGAACGTCGGCGCCGTGACGATCTACCAAGCGGGGTTCGGGAAGTCGCTCAACACGTTCAACGCGGCGACGCTCTACTGGAAGTCGTGCATCAACTTCAGCGCGACGATGGCGGCCTCGGGCGACCAACTGACGCTTACCGAAACCGTAACCGGGACCTAGTAGGTTGGTCCCCTGCAAAGGGGGCCGCGCCGCCGCGTCCTATCTGACGAAGGTCCGCTCGACGTAGCGTTCGCGCATGGCCGCTGCCATCGTCCAGCGCAAGGCGGTCACGTCGGCGGCGGGGACGTGGACGAACCCGACGATGACGGGCGTGACGATCACGACCGGCAACTGCATGGTCCTGCTGATCATGCTTCGCGAGAACGTCAGCGGCGCGCCGATCGTCAGCACCGTCACCGACACCGGCGGCAACCACTGGACGCGCGTCTTCTCGACGCCGAACTCGCTGATGCTCGGGCTGATGGAGTTGTGGACGACGTATGACCCGTCGCCCGCGCTGAGCGCGGGGACCATCACGATCACGACGACCAACGGCCACCCGAACGCGGGCGTGCTCTTCCTGTGGGAACTCAGCGGCGCGAACAACGCCGACCCCGTCGACCAGTGGGCGAGCCAGTCGCCGTCGGCGGCGAGCAGCGCGATGGCGAGCGGGCTGACCCCGGCCCAACTGTTCAGCGGACAGATCCGCATGGGCGCGTACTGGAACGCGTTCACCGGCACCCCGCAGGGGTTGCAGTTCGAGGCCGGTGGCGCGCACGTCGTCGCGGGCGGACCGATCGCCTACATCCCCGGTCCGATCTTCCCGTCGTCCACGACGCAGTACTCGGCGACCGGCGCGGGCACCGGGGCCGCGCAGGTCTGCGACGACACGCCGCCCATCCCCGCTGTCGCCGGTCGCGGCGACACCATGCCGCTACAGGTGTGGGGGCAGGTGTCCAACAACAACCGGTGGTGCGCGGGCGCGTGGACGATCCGTCCCGCGGTCGTCGCGCTCGCGCCGTGGGACGCGACCGTCGCCAACGTGCTCTTCAACGTCAGCGGCGAGTACCACTGGACGCCGCCGCCCGGCGCGGTCGCGGTCACCGTCGAACTGTGGGGGCCCGGCGGTGGCTCGCTCGCGAACGCCGGATCGAGCACGCTCGCCGCGAGCGGCGGCGGGTCCGAGTACATGAAGGCGGTCGGCGTCGCGATCAACGCCTCGCCGCCCGAGGGCCGCTACCTCATCGTCGTCGGCTCCGGCAACTACGGCGGCGGCGGTCCCGCGACGGCGGCGGGACAGGGGACGACCGGGTGGGGCCCCGGCCACAATCAGTACGCCACCGGCTCGGGGTTCGGCACGGGGGACGTGGGCGCCTCGACGTGGATCGTCACGGCGTTCCCCGGTGGCAACGCGAGCGGGAACTCGACGGCGGGCGTCGGCGGCACCGGCGGCACCGGCGGCACCGCCACCGCGGGCTCGGCGGGGGCGATCGGCGGCGCGGCGACGGGCGGGGCGAACCTCGGTCCGAGCGGCGGGCTCGGCGGCCCGCCGGGCGCGGCCACGCCGATCGGCCAGCAGAACGGCTCGCCCGGTCAGGCGCCCGGCGGCGGGGGCGGCGCGGGGAACTGGATGGCGTCGCCCATCTCGGCGGGGCTCGGCGCCTACGGCGCGGACGGCGCGATGCGCCTCTCGAACCTCCAGTACGCGGGCGCGCTCGCCGACGGCGCGGGCGCCGCCGACGTGCTCGGGCGAACGGTCGCTCAGCCTCGGACCGGCGCCGACGGGGCCTCGGCCAGCGACGCACTCGCGCGAACCGTCACGGTCGCTCGGGGATGCACCGACGCCGCCGCGTCGACCGACTCGCTCACGGGCATCGCGATCCATGCGCCGATGACGAGGACGAGCGCCGACTCGGCGGCGGCGAGCGACGGCCTCGTTCGCGCGACGAGCCTCGTCCGGTCGAGCGCCGACGGGGCCCGCGCAGGGGACACCCTGACGGCTGCTCGGGTGGCGCCGAGGGCGATGGCCGACGGGGCGGCTGCAAGCGATCTACTGGCCGGTCAGCGGGTGCTGGTGCGACTCAGCGCGGATGGGGCCCTGGCGGGTGACGCGCTCAGGCAGAGTGCCGCCGGGCTCGTCCGGTCGAGCGGCGACGCGGCGTCCGCTCAGGACGCCCTGACGGCCCACAGGGGCGTCGCTCGGGCCTCGACGGACGGTGGGGCCGCGGGGGACGTTCTGACGCGGCAGGCGCTCGTGAGCGTTGGCAGGGCGGCTTCTGACGCCGCCGCCGCCGCCGACGCGCTCGCGAGGGCCCCGACCTCGGTCGGGCGGGGCTCGGGCGACGGGGCGCTCGCCGCCGACGCGGCGACCCGAGGGGCGATGGCCGTGGCTCGGGCGGCGACCGACGGCGGGGTCGCGCAGGACGCGCTCACGACTGGCATCATCCCGAACAGCCGCTCCGCTGCGGATGGGGCGGCTGCCGCCGACGCGCTGTCGCGCGCGGGGTTCCCGACCTCCCGCGCGAGCGCGGACGGCGGCGCGGCGACCGACGTGCTCACGCGGATCGGGTCGCGCGTGCGCTCGACGACCGACGGCGCGCTCGCGGGCGACGCGCTGGCGCGAGCGCCGGTCGGGCTCGCCCGCTCCTCGGGCGACGGGGCCGCGGCGAGCGACGTGCTCACGATGACCGCGGGGCTGCCTCGCTCGTCGACCGACTCGGCGACGGCGACCGACGCGCTCGGTCGCACGACGGCGGCGCCCCGCTCGTCGACCGACGGGGGCGCGGCGAGCGACGTGCTGACCAAGGCGAGCGGCGGCGTCCACACGAGCGCCGACGGGGCGCTCGCCGGGGACGCGCTCACCGGGATCGCGATCGCCGCGCCGCGCTCGGTCGCCGACTCGGCCCGAGCCGACGACGCGCTCGTCCGCGCGCCGCTCGGGCTCGCGAGGTCGAGCGCCGACGGAGCCTCGGCGAGCGACGTGCTCACCGGCGTCGAGGCCGAGCCCCGCTCGTCGAGCGACGGCGCCGCCGCCAGCGACACGCTCACGGGCGCCTTCGCGATCGGGCCGCGGACGATCACCGACGGGGCCCGAGCCGACGACGTGCTCACCCGCCTCACGATCGTCACGCGCTCGTCGAGCGACGGGGCGCGGGCCGACGACGCGCTCACGGTCCACGTTCCCCTGCGGGGGGCGCTCGCGGTCGCCTCGATGCTCGCGCGGGTCGCGACGCGCTCGCGGATGATCGCGACCGGCGTCGTCACGCGGAGCCGGATGCGCGCGGTCGTGCTCCCCGCGGCGGTCGACGCCGCGAGGACTACCGTGAGCCGCATGCGCTCGCGGGTCGTGAGCCGATGACCGACGTTGCCTACCAGGGCGACCTCATCGAGTTCGAGTGGGAGTTCCGCCGGGCCGACGTGGCGAACCGCCCGCTCATCGACCCCGACGCGGTGTGGTTCGCGGTGCAGTGCGGGGAGAACCCGTCGAGCGCGCCGATCCAGTTCGCGGGGGCGACGACGCCCGCCGTCGGCGTCATCTGGAAGCGGGGCGTCGGGCGGTACGCGACGCGCGTCGACACGACCGGGTGCGCCGGGCCCTACACGCCGAAGGCGTGGTCGACGGGCAACGGGCAGGCGATGGTGCCGCCGGACGTTGTCACCGTGCTCGCGCGCCCGTTCTGACCTACGCTCGGCGCGTGACCGACACCGCCAACGGCGAGCCCGAGGACATCGAGCCGACGCCGCGACCCGAGCCCGAGCGCGAGCCGTCGCACGGGGACTCGACGCCCGAGTGACGCTGCGTCGCGAGTTCATCGGCTCGCCCAACTATTCGAGCCGTGGCGGTGCTGTCGTCAGACTACTTGTTTGTCACACCGCCGAGGGAGCGACCACCTACCAGTCGCTCGGCGCGTACTTCCAAGGCCCGGTCGATGCGTCCAGCCACGTCGGCATCGACGACTCCGTCGCGGTCATCGGCGAGTACGTCAAGCCGGACAAGAAGGCGTGGACCGCGGCGAACGCGAACCCCGTCGCGGTCCAAGCGGAACTGTGCGGCTTCGCCGAGTGGTCGACCGCCGAGTGGGACCGGCACCCACACATGCTCGCGAACACGGCGCAGTGGATCGCGGAGGAGTCGAAGCGGTTCGGCATCCCGATCCGACGGCTGACGCCCGCCGAGGCGCAGGGCAACGGCAGAGGCGTCTGCCAGCACGTCGACCTCGGCGCGTGGGGTGGCGGGCACTGGGACTGCGGGCCGGGCTTCCCGATGCAACGCGTGCTCGACATGGCGAGCGGCACCGTGCCGCCACCGGAGGAGGTCTACGAGTTGGCTTCGTTACTGCACTACGACGACAACGGTGTCTCGACGTACGCGGGCATCGGCAAGGACGGGCACCTCTACGAGTACAAGGCCGACGGTGCTCGCGCGAACACGCCTGCGGGCAAGGAGAACAAGACGTGGAGCGCCTACGACCTGACGGCGACGAGCGCCGGGTCGGCTGAGGGTAAGCCCTTCGCGACGTAGGGTCAGACGCCGTGAGGGCCCTGCGCGTGATCGCGGTCGTCGGGCTCTGCGCGTTCGTCGTGCTCTTCGCCTGCCTGCTCGCCGGTGTCGCGGTCTTCGTCGACTCGCCGCCGGTGACGACGGGCTCTGCCGTCGAGTGATCGTGCGTTGTACGACCCGCCGACGGACGAGGTCCGCATCCACCCGAGCCCCGTCCGCGCGGCCTCGCAACGCCGGATGGCCCGGTGGCTGCGGTTCGGCACGGTCGTCGCGCTCGCGGTCGCGATCGCGCTCGGCGTCGTCATCTACGACGCGAGGCGGTCGCTCGACGCGGCGCTCGCGCTCGCGCGCCACGATCACGCGCTGCTGATCCGCGCGTCGATCCGCGAGGCGGCGATCGCGAAGCAACTGCGCCTCGTCTGCATCGCCGAGCCGCGCTGTCACGTCCCGAAACACCGTCGATGAACTCGCCGACCCGGCGGTAGGCTGCGCGCGTCAACGACAAGGCATGACCGACACGCGTGCCGGTCGGTGGCAGTGTCCTCCACAGGCACAGCGCGTCGGGGGCCGGGCGTCTTCCGCACGACTTCGTCCGGCCCCCGAGCCGCGCTCGCCGTCGCGACCCCGAGGTAGGGTCACCGCGCGGCGGTCGGGCCGCGCAGACGCTTCGGGCTGTGGAGGACCGAGTGGCGCAACGGGTGAGCGACCGACAACTCGCGTCCCGGCATCGCTACCGCCTGCACAACGGCGACCTCGCCGTCAGCGTGACCAAGGTCACGTCGTTCGCCGACGCGGGCAAGGCGCGCGCCTTCGCCTTCGCCGCGCGCAACCTCCAACGCCAAGGCATCGACTTCGACCGCGAGTGGCGCGGCAAGGCGACCGACGGCTCGCGGCGCCACGGGCTCATGGAGCAGTGGCTGGAGGGCATCCCCCTCGACCACGTCGATCGCGACGACGAGCCCTTCCTCGACGCGCTGGAGGGGTTCATCACCGAGCGCGCGGTCGAGATGGTCGAGGTCGAGTGCATCCTGCTCTCGGACACGTTCGGCTACGGCGGGCGGTGCGACCTCATCGCGTGGCTGCAAGACCCCGGCTCGCTCTTCCGCCACCTGTGGCTCATCGACCTGAAGACCGGCAAGCCGCAGTTCGTCGAGCACGCGCTCCAACTGTGCGCCTACCGCCGGGCCGACGGGCTCGCCGTCTATGACGACGACGGGGTGCTGCTGCCCGGCTTCAATCCGATGCCCCCCATCGAGCGCGTCGGCGCGCTCTACGTCAACGAGCACGGCGCGAACCTCGTCGAGACACCGTGCGACGACGATGTGTTCGCCACCTTCGTCGCGCTGCTCGACGCAACGCGGCGCCACGAGGCGCTGACCAAGCGTCTGAACCGAAAGGAGAACCGATGACCGATTGGAACGAGCGAGCCCGGTGGGCGAGCGAGATGGGCACGTCGCTGAGGACGAGCCCCGAGACGGGCGCGCTCATCGCGGCGCTCGTCGAGGCGCAGAAGGCCTTCACGGCGGTCGGTCGCGACAAGACCGCCGACATCGAGACGCGCAGCGGCGGGACCTACACCTACCGCTACGCCGACCTCGCGAGCGTCGTCGAGGTCGTGCGCAAGCCGATGCTCGACAACGGACTGGTGCTGATCCAGATGCCGTCGTCGCAACTCGACGCCGAGGGCGTCGCGCGGCAGATGCTCGTGACGCGCCTCGCGCACACGTCGGGCGAGTGGATCGAGGGCTCGCTGACGCTCCCCGTCCGCGACCCCTCGCCGCAAGGGTTGGGCAGTGCGATCACCTACGCCCGGCGGTACATGCTCAGCGCGGTGCTCGGCGTCGTCACCGAGGACGACGACGACGCGCAAGCCGCCGAGCGCGACGAGGCTCGCGGCCACCGGCCCGCGCCGAGCGGCGTGCAACGCGGGACCGACGGGATGAGCGGCGCGATCAGCGACCGCCAGAAGGCGTTCATCCACGTGCTGCTGGGCGAGATGGGCGTCCCCAACGACAACGACGTTCGCCGCGCGATCGTGCTCGCGCAGGCGAAGGCGGAGGGCGCGACTCGGGTCAGCGATCTGACCAAGGCGCAGGGCAAGCGGGCCATCGACCAGATCAAGGCGTGGCACGACGAGGGGTCCGTGTGGGAGCCCGAGCCCGGCGCGCTCGTCCTCGTCGCGAGCGGCGACGTGGTCTACCCCGTCGAGCCCGAGCCCGAGCGAGAGGAGGACGACCCGCCTTTCTGACAGCCTGTGGATAACCCTGTGGATAACCGTGGAGGACCCATGCGAGACATCGACTTTCACCCGTATCGGCACGTCGTCTTGGCTGTGCTGAACCGAACGACCTACCGCGAGGGGATCGACGTGATGTACACCCTCGCGTGCGGGTTCGCCGACGAGGACGGCTGCTGCCATCCGGGCATCGGCACCATCGCCCATCTCATCGGCGACGACGAGGGCTCGCGGACGAGCAAGGTGCTGTCGCAACTCCGACGCTCGGGCGACCTCCACTTCGAGCCGACCGACGGCTCGGTGAACTTCTACCGGCTGACGCCCGGCGGACGACACGTTCGCGAGGGGTTGGGGGAAACCGGTGCAAAACCCCGTGGAAAAGTTGTTGACGACCTTGTGGAAAACGAGGACGAGGACTTCGGTGCAAAAGTTGTCGGTAACCTTGTGGGTAACCACGACGACAAAGCGAAAGACCTCATCAGACGTGGTGCGAACGCCGTCGCCGCCGAGCGCGCGGCCTTGTTGAAAAGTGAGCGCGACGCAGGTAGTAGTAGTAGTTCGGTATCTCTAGTTGGTACCAACCTAGATGGTACAGAAGAATCTAACCTTCTGTTAGAAAGTGACTTTCACAAGCCCCCGCGTCAGAACTGGCGGCTCCTGAGCGCACGCATCCTCACCGCCATCGTCTCGTTCGGTCGGATGCGGAGTCCCGAGGCTCGCGACTCCCTCGGCGCTGAGGCGTGGGTCGTCGTCCAGCACATCGGGTGGACGAGGCTCTGCGCGATGGACGAGGCCGACGTGCCCTACGCCGTGCAGGCCGCGGTCGCGGACCTCGCGGCGCGATGACCGACTCGTCGAGGGCGGGACACTGGATCGTCGACGCGCCTCGACGCACCCACTGCGTCGTCGGGCCCGCGACCGTCCTGCTCGACGAGGGCAAGCCGAGCGAGCGCGTGCTCCCCCTCGTCGCGTTCGGGTTCCTGCTGCCCGAGGGCGAGCCGATGCTCCACGTCGCGCTCGTGACGACGCCCGCCCGGCTGCGCGCGTTCCAACGCGAACTCGACCGGGCGATCAGCGTCGCGATCGCGAAGATGAACGCGATGGACCGGGAGCGCCGCGCGAGCCGCGGCGGCAAGGAGGAGGACGACGATGGCTGACGAGTGTCCCTGCGAGCCGGGCCGCTGCGGGCCGTGCGACGACGGGTGTCACGACCTCTGCCCGACGTGCACGCCCGACGAGGCCGACCGGGCGAGGCCCGGCGAAAGGCGTGCAGGGTGAGGGATCACCGCCGGGTCCCCGTTTCGGCAAAGATCAGTGCCCTGTGCAGCGGGTGCGGCGGCTACACCGAGCAAGCGGCGCGATGGCTACCTCTGCGGTGGCGGTGGCGACCGGGGCTCTTCTGTGACTGTCCGTTCCCCGCTGACGAGACAACAGAGGAGGACGGATGACCCCGACCAAGGCAACGACCGCTGACGAGCCCGTCGTCGCGCAGCCCGAGGACGAGCAAGAGGACGAATCCAACTACGTCGAGTGCACCGGCATCCTTCGCGGCGCGCGCCGGGGCCCGTGCGACATCGAGCCCGTCTACGTCGTCGAGCCGACGCGCCGCGGCAAGCCCGACCCGTTGTACGCGTGCCCGAAGCACTTGCAGCAACTGGTCGCGTACCGACTGGAGTGCTTGCCGACGGTGAAGGTGAGCCTCGTCGAGTACGAGGACGACGAGACATGAGCGTCGAGCGCGAGTTCGACATCGACATGGAGGTCGGCTCGATGTGCGGGTTCTTCGCGCAGATCCGTCGCGGCGGCGGCGAGTGGGCCGCGATGGCGATCCTCCACAACGTCGACGGCACCGTCACCCCGGCGGTGCTCGCGGTCGAGAACAGCGACCTCGTCACCGAGGGCGTGGCCCGGCTGATCTGGCAGGCGAAGGCGACGCGGGTGATGGTCGTGCAGGACGCGTACTGGAACACGGCGACCGACCTCGACGAACCGGGCTACCTGCGTCCGAGCGAGGACCCGTTCGCGAGCGAGGTCATGGTCGTCATGTTCGTCACGCTCGACGACATCGTCGTCCGAACGATCCCCTATCGGTTGGAGGTCGGCGAGGTCTGTTGGCAGCCCGAGCACGACCTCACGACGGGCCGGACGACGAGCCGGATGGCGCCCGTGCTGCAACGGGCGCTGCGCCGGGTCGCCGGGCGGCAGTGATGGAGACGCGCACGCGCACGATCGCGTTCGGCGCCTCGTCGTCGACCGAGGTCGAGTTCTACGAGCGCGGTCGCCTGCTCGGCACGCTGCTCTTCAACCCTCGCGACGGGTACTGGTACCTGTGGCGGGGACACAGCGTCGCGCTCTTGGGGCGCTACGGAAGCAGAGCACTCGGCGACGCTGGCGCCGAGCGAATCCTGCCAACAGACGCCAGCGAGTTCATCGAGGAGGTCGGGACCCGATGAGTCCGACAACGAAAGCAACAGCGACAGCGAGGACGAAGAGTCAGCAGGCCGGGACGTGCCCGATCTGCGGCGGGTCCTACAACTTCCTCGGGCAGCACACGCGCAACGCGCACGGCAAGGGGCTCCGCGAGTTGGGGCTCGCGAAGCGGGGCGGACCGAAGTCCCGCGGTCGCGCGAACGGCACCGAGCCGATCACGCCCGCGGCGCGCGCCGTCGTCGAGGACCTGCTCACCGAGGTCAACGGCAAGGGCGAGTTCAGCGAACTGCGTCAGTTCAAGGTGCTCCAAGACAAGCGGGGCGGCGTGTGGCTCGCCGAGCGAATCCGATGACCGAGGTCGGCGACCTGCGCGACGAGTTCGTCGTCTGCCGCACGATCGGTCACTCGTGGGACGACCACCCGTCGCCCGAGGTCCCGCACACGCTCCAGTGGCACTCGGCGAAGGCGGCGCTGTTCCTGCGCTGCACGCGCTGTCACACCGAGCGGTTCGACTACCTCGACGGTGACATGACCGTCGGGTACCGGTACTACCGCTACCCCGACCGCTACCGGGGGCTCGCGAAGGGCGCGGGTTCGCGCCCGCTCTTGCGCGGCGAGATGTTCCGGCGGTCGCTGCTGCTGCGGAAGCGGCGGCAGCGCGCGGCAGCGTGAGCGATCTGACCCCTGACGGGGGCCGGGCCCGGCGGTAGGCTCGACCCCATGACGGACGGGTGGGCGTCTTGCTCGGTCAACTTTGCCGAGGACTGGCGACCTGCGCTCGGCTCGCCGGGCGTCAAACGCGGGCGGTAGTTGCGGCTGTCGCACAGGTCATCTCGATCCTGCCAAGGTCGTCGGGCGCTCGTCCGTCCGTCGGATGAAGCGGTCGCCGCTGCGGCGTCAGCATGCGCGTGCCCCGTCGCAGCGAGCGCCGCTTCGTCGCCGCTCGCGACTCCGACCGGTGAGCGCGAAGCGCGCGCTCGCGAACGTCGAGCGGGCCCGGGCGCAACGAGCCGCGTGGGGCCCGCGACCGTGGGAGTGCTGGCTGCGGGGGCTCGGGGGCGAGTGGCGGTTCGGCGAGCGCGTCGTCGTCATCCCGCCGTGCAAGGGCCGCGTCGACGGGCACGAGGTCGCGAAGCCGAGGTCGCTGTACCTCGTCGACGTGGAGTTCCAGGTGCCGCTGTGCGCGCGCCACAACGACCTCTGCGAGGACTCGCCCGACGACGCTCGGATGCTCGGCTTGCGCGCGCCGTAGGGCGGTTGCCGCGGGCACACCGCGGCGGTACGGTCGACCCCTCATCGACCTGTGGAGGTGTGTCATGGCCGAGCCCTTCGGCACCTACAACGGGTGCCGCATCGCCGAGCAGAAGATCACCGTGAGCGGGATGAACGGCGTGCTCTCCGAGGCGAACGCCGTCGGCCCGAGCGCGAGCCCGGCGCACTCGTCGCGGCGTCACGTCGCGGGTGTCCTCGTCCACCGCGGCGACCACTACGCGGACGACGTGATCGGCGACGAGAAGGTGTACGTCCACATCGTCGAGTACGAGTTCGTCGCCGGTGCGTTCGTCGCGGCGTCGCTCGCGAAGGACGCGATCGACGAGACGACGACCCGGGTTCGCGAGGCGAGCGACGAGGCGAGCGGGCAACTCGCCATGCGGGTCGTCGAGGGCGGTCGGGCCCCGGCTCGGGCCCGCCCGCCGAGGGGCCGTCGGTAGCCCCACTGCTCAGGTTGGCTTCTTCACAGGAGTTCAGCCCGACGCCCGGAGAGGTTCGCTCGGTGCTACGCTAGGTACGTGGCAACCGAGGCGAAGATGACCAAGAGCCCGCGGTTCAGCATCCGTGTTGGCGACGACGCGCGGTGGCAGGAGGTCGAGGGCGACGCGGGTGCGGCTGGCGCGGCAGCGATGCGGCTGGCCGCTTCGAAGTGGGGCAGCGCGCAGGTCCGCAACGACACGACCGGCGAGCGGTTCTACGTCCGCGAGATGCGGTGGACGCGGGCAGCGCCGCGATGAGCACCGCGACCCTGACCGCTGCCGAGCGCCGCGAGCGCGTCGCCTACGAGGTCGACAACGAGGGCGCGATCTGCCCCTGCGGCGTCGCCGAGTGGCAGTACGGGGCGAACGTCGCGTTCGTCCCCTTCGACGAGGCGACCGGGCCCGACCTCGACACGCTGGAGGCGACGAGCGAGCGGATGATGTGCCGCGGGTGCGGACGGATCGTCGAGCGCGCGAGCGGCGTCGTCGTTGGTCGCGTCGACCTGCTCGCGTGGCACCGCTCGCGCAGCCGTCCGACGGTCGCGGCGATGCGGCGCGAGGGGATCGAGGCGCGGACCAACCGCGTGACCGGCACGACGGTCGTCGTCGAGCGCGCCGACGACGACGAGTACGCGTGGCAGACGGTCTGCGGCGAGCACTACGAACTGGTCGCGCACGAGACCAAGTACGTTGCCCGCCAGCACGCCGCGATGCCGGAGTGGTGCTCGTTCTGCCAGCGGCTGATGGTCGCGCTCGACGACGAGCGCGGCGAGGCCGAGACGCTGCGGGTGACGCCGTGACGACGCCCGCCTGCGACTTCTGGCAGCGCGAGGACGGCTCGTGGCAGGGCTGGATCGA